CGTCCACGTTCAAAGAACGACTTACTTTTATGTTTTAAGACACCACTCTGGACGAGGTTAGAGCCGTGAAATACGGCCCAACCTGTCGCAGTAGTTGAAATGTCTAACGATAATGTCAGAGATTTCATTGCAGTTCTCCCTTGAATCCACAGAGATCAAATAGGTTTCGTTTATTACTCTCAATAAACTCAAAGAACTTCTGAAGTTCGGCCAAGTGGCGCTTTTCTCTCTTGATTCCAAGGCTCGTATGATACTCTGTCGGCATTTTAGGTGTCGCCTTAATATCTAACCAGTAGAGAGGCTCAAACACGTCGCCACTTGTATCGAGAGAAGCATCTGCGTCCGTATTTCTGAAATGCATCTGCATATCATATTCAATTTTATTGGTGATCGTGATGGTCTTGTCCACGATTTCAAGTGTGATATCTGTTCCTGGTATGTCGATTTTATTTAGCATTTATTTTTCTCCTTTAAAATAATAATAATTGTTTCTTTGGTTGATAGTTCATCCAAAGAACTTCTGTTCTCGGTAGCCCTTTCTCTGCAGTCGCTGAGAACTCTACCCTTTCCCAATTCGCCAGACGTTTATTATACAAGTTGCTATCATATCCGCTCAGAAGAATATTGGCCTTGGATTGATTCAAAACCTCTAACAACTCTTCATGGTCACGGTCATCCATTTCTACCGAATATTGTTTTCTCGTCCTCGTACTAAGAACATAGGGAGGATCTACATACATACAGACATCTTCCCGACTGTATTTCTCTATCAATTCAATGGCTGGCCGACATTCAATCTGAACCTGCTTTAATCGCAATGTCATTTCTTGGACCAACTTTGGCAGATCATTCCAATGTTTGACTGCGTAAGCTCGCTCTCTGCCATTAATATCCATTTTCCAACCTGATTTTTCAATATTTCGAAAGCTGTGGCTCATAACAGAACGTATGACGAAGTTCAGAGCTTTATCAATTTCATTCTCTGGTCGAACTTCCCAAGAATTATCATAAATCTTTCGGCTGTAAGGAGTCAGAAAGATTTTTTCAGCCAGCACATCAGGTTCCTGTTGTATTACCTGAAAAAGATTGACGACATCATCATTTAGGTCGTTGACTGTCTCAATCGCGCTAGGCTGTTTGGTAAAAAGTACCGCACCACTACCAAAATAAGGTTCTAGGTAGGTTTTGTGCTCTGGTAATAATTCTACAATCCTATCAGCAAGATTCCATTTGCTTCCTGGATAGCGTAAAAGAGATTTCATTTTCCAAAAAAATGCGACTGCCTTTGTGATAATTGGCTAAATACGGGCAGTCGCTCGTCCAAGGTCGCATAACCTTTACTGACGTTTTCTAGTTCGCAGTTTTACAAGAATGCCCGGCTTGTTGATTTTTGAGTTGTTTCCATTTTGGAAATAGTTGGTTTTTGTTATCTTGATTCTTCAACAGCAAACATGTCCTCGAATTCATCTGTCTGCTCTTTAAATTTCATCGGGCTGTCCCCTCTGAAATAAAATCCATTTTCATCCAATTCCCCTTTAACTCCTGTCGCCCAAGACAAGAAAACTGAGCCTTGGCAGTCAGGGCAATTCATGAATTTAAAGTAAGACGGAACTTTCCACCGCTTCGCGCATCCGCAAAATGGGCATTGTAAATCGACATCTACCTTCTCACTTGGTTTCTGAGAAACCGCTGGACTTCCGCTAAATTTTGCTGAAAACCTGTCTGTGACTTCTTTGATATTGGCATAATCGATTTCAGCTAACTTCTCAGCATCAATTTTTAAAACGGTCCCTGCATTCTCAGGCTCTTTCTGACTTAAATCCTCAAGAATTTCATCAGACCCTGTGACCATCTGATAGGCCTTGAATAAGGTTTGATAATCAAGTTCCTGTGCTCTCTCAAAACTCAATTTTACGTCATCTTGTTCAATATAGATTTTCATTCTTTCCTCACTTTTTCAAACTTAATAATTACTTTCAATCCAGTCACTAGTTGGATTTCTTCGTCTGAAGCATCCTCTTTCAATAGCCTCAACGCAACATCTTCCATACTTTGAAACGCTCCGATATACTCATCGCATTCCCTGCACGTTTCGCAATAATCTGGCTCTTCGTAGCGCCCCAACGTATACCAGCCACCAAGATGATTTTCGTATAGATGAATCATCAAATCACCTCAACACGCTGGCTCAAGGCCTTCGTTTTGCAGTATTCACAATGGCCGCATGGCTTTGCTTTCTCCTCGCCTTTTTTAACCTTGTCAAGGCGCTGGATGATCATAGACAACTCTGCCAGCTCATAGCCAAGCTTTTCCTGAGTTTGAAAAACGATGGCTCTTGTGTCGGGAGTCGGCTCTTTTGTCACTGCGTATATAATAGGGGTGAACTCTTTGCCGTATTTCTCTTCTAGCATCTTCTTGTAAGCCGCCATCTGAAGGACATACCCCCAAGCTTCGAACCAGCGGACCTGAATATTTCGTCCGCTTGCTTCATCCTGAATCCAGACCATGCTGTCAATGTCAGATTTCGTGGTCTTAATATCCACGAAATACCCTTTTTCAACATTGAGACAGTCAATCTTGCCTTTGAATTCCACGCCTTCGATTTTGCCTGTTACAGCAACCTCTTTCTGGCCGACATAGTAGTCCATGAACTGCTTATCAGCTTCCAGTCGCTCAATCATGCGCTGGCCGACCAAGAAGTCGGATTTCAACTGACCTTTGGTCTTTCCGGTTTTTGAAATCATGGCATCTGCGTTTTCATCCATAAATTTCTTATGTACTTCTGGACTTTCAAAATAGCTGTGGACCATATTCCCGACCAAGAGAGCTGTGTTATCTCGTTGGTCTTCCCACTCTCCCTCTAGCTCTGCCAATGCCCGTGCTTCGCACTCTCTAAATCGCTTGTATTGCGAGATAGACCAGTATTGCCGTGCGGAAGCTGCTGAGTAGTAATCTTCTCCAAGTAAATCTTGTGTCATTCCATTTCCACCCTTTCAGCCTTGCTTGCCATTTCAGGCATTACTCGGACAATAATCCCTAACTCTTGAGAAATAGCCTTGAATTGCTCTTTGACTTGACGCATATTTTTTTCAGGGAAAATAATTTCCATATTTTGGTATCGATAACCATATTTTTTAGCCACATCATCAGAAGCCATATTTTGCGATTTTTGGCCTATTCCTTGTTCGCGGGCGCTATTGCCCTCTGAACTCGTTTCAGGCTCAAATTCTGGCTGATTTTGGGTGTAGGATTGATTCTGGGTATTTCGTTCTGCTTCCACTTGAGCTTGTCTCATTTCAGCTGCGTCTGCGTGTAGGATATTGATAACATCCAAAACGGACTTGCCTTCCTTGAGCATGTCAGCGTATTTTTGAGGAGCTAGATCATTATCTTCTGCAATGGCTGTCATTTCCTCGATACGCTTTTTAAGCTCTTCCTTCGCCTTGGTTTTATCAGCTAGGTCTTTATCGTCTAAAATGGCCTGCAGGATATCCTCCAGCTTGGCGCCTCCTTCATAAAGTCGGATATAGACAACTGGGCCAAAGCCGGCCTTGGCAGCTGCTTCTGTTATCTGGATAAGTCCAGCTTCACGTTGTTGTTTCTTTTCTGCTTCTTCTGCGACCAAATCAGCGATCATTTTAGAGGTCGCTTGATTGATTCGCACATTGTCAGCCATGAAACACTTTTTCTTGCTAAAATCGTCAAAGTAAATAGCAAACAGCTTGATATCGAGATCAACTCCGCTATCTGCGATTGCAGATTCAAAAGCTTCTCTGACTGTTTCCTTGCGAGCTTCTGTCGCTCTCTCTTCAAATTCTTTAATCTGATCTTTGATGTTCGTCTGCAAAGTTTTGATAGGGTCTAGGACAGTATTAACCCATGCTTTCACTTCGTCCAGCGGACTAGAGTAGTCTTTTAGTTGGTTTTTGAGTTCTTGCTCAATTTGGCGTTGCACTCGTCCCAATTCATCTTTAACCTTGGTATCGTCTGACAAAGTCTCTTCTGTCACGATATAGCCAGCGTATTTCTTTTGATATGCTGCTAAAGCTTGTTCCAAAACCTCTTTTCCTTGGATTTCGATTTCAGCCGCTTTCAGGACAAATCCGACTTCTAAATCCGTCACTGGAACGAGTTCTAGGCTATCTGTTACATCTTTCAATTCTTCAGTCATTCTAGAAATCCTCCCCTTCTAGCATGTCCATTTGGCCGGTTTCTGGCTCTTGGTCGATTACTTCGCCCGTTTCTTGATCAAAATTTGGGATCTCATCTGCTGGGTATTTTGTATCTGTGGTTGTCAACTCCTGGTTGATAACCTCTTTTTTTGGTTCTTCAGTCACTTCTTCAGAAGCTCCAAGGATACTATCTAATGTTTCAGCCTCTTCTCTCACTGGTTCAGCTTCTTTCATTTGACGATCATTGTCGTACTCGTCAGCAATTGTGTTATTGATTGCTCCAGCGAACAAGTCGCTGTCATTGCTTGTGTTGATAAACATTTTGGCAGCTCGGTTGATAACCGTACGCATGGCCATCTGGTCAGGGAAGTCGATTTGGACATTTTTCGTTTTCGCCTTAGACCATGACTTGTCAATTTGTTTTTTAGTCATGACTTCAAAGAACTCTTCTCCATCAGTTCGAGTGATGATGCAATAAGCAGCAATTATTGGATTATCTGCGTTCTGCCAATCTGTCTCATGTTTGACTAACTTCTTACGCCCGTTTTCAACTGATACCTCTAGCGTATCCCCTTCGTAGACAACATTAGCAGTAACGTCTTTCACCTCTTGCAAATCTTTAGTAACTTTAATGGTCCCAAAATAAGACATTCTCAATTGGACGTCAGAGCCATATTTGATAAAGTAACATTGCTTTTTAGCCGGGCTTAGTCCTTGGGTTACCATTTCTAATAATGCGTTATAAACGCTGTCTTGAGTGCATTGTTGGAGCAAATTTCCACTGTTGGAGTTTTTTAGAGCATAATATGCTGAACTCAGCGCATTGCTAACGCTATAATTCGGTGCGATCAGGAGTCCTTCGCCCTTCATTGCTTCGATTCGTGTTGCAACATTTGATGTAACTTGCTTCTGTGTCAATTCAATCGTCATTTTCTTCTACCTTTCGTTTTCTTCAGATTCCAATTTTCACGCTTCAAGCGTCTGTTTTTGTTTTGCAATTTCAAAATTATGTCTTGTTGTTCGTTGATGATTTTCCCAAGTTCTCGGCCAAGATGGATATAGTCAGACCGCCAATTGTCGATTTCTGCGTGTAATTCTTCAATCATACTTCATCACCCA